GAGATCTGGTCGGGCAAGCTGATCGAGAAGTTCTACGCCGCCACCGTGCTGGCTGCGATCTCGAACACGGATTATGAAGGCGAGATCAAGAACTTCGGCGACACCGTCAACATCCGCACCATCCCGACCATCACCATCAGCGACTACCTCGCCGGTGGCGATCTGGCGGTGCAGCGCCCGGGTTCGGCGATCGTCACCCTGCTGATCGACAAGGGCAAATACTTCAACACGATCCTCGACGACGTGATGAAGGTCCAGTCGGACATCAACCAGATGGCCCTCTGGTCGGATGACGCGTCGCAGCAGATGAAGATCACCGTCGACACCGACGTGCTCGCCGGCATCCTCGGACAGGCCACCGCGACCTACAACCGCGGCGCCACCGCGGGCAAGATCTCGGGCAACATCAACCTCGGCGTCACGACTTCGCCGCTCTCCGTCGTCGCCAACAGCGCGCCGGCGGGCAAAGTCGACGTCGTCGAAGTGATCACCCGCCTCGGGCAGGTGCTCGACGAGCAGAACATCCCGGAGATGGGCCGCTGGATCCTGATCCCGACGTGGGTCGGCACGCTGATCAAGCGCTCCGAGCTCCGTCAGGTGTTCATGTCGGGCGACAGCGTCACCATGCTGCGCAACGGCCGACTGGGCATGATCGACCGGTTCACGGTCTATGTGTCCAACCTCCTGCCGAACGGCGTGGCTGGCGGTCTGGCTGCCGGCGAGTTCGCCGTCTACGCCGGCCATCCGCACGCGCTCACCTTCGCGTCGCAGATGACCAAGGTCGAGACGCTCCGCTCCGAGCGCACCTTCGGCACCCTGCTCCGTGGCCTGCAGGTCTACGGCTACAAGGTGCTCGACGGTCAGGCGCTGGCGCAGGCGATCGTCACGGCGGGCTAAGTGGGGGGACTAGGGGCTGGGGGGTAAAACCTCCGGCCCCGTCTTCCTAGGGAGGCTCTCGTGGCGTTTAGAACAGTCGGCGACATCCTCACTGAAGCGCGCGTCCTTTTGCAGGACGTCGACGGCGAGCGATACACCGACACTCAGATGGTGCAGGCCCTCAACGAAGGCCTCCTCGAGACGCGCCGACTGCGCCCCGACATGTACCGCGACCGCCTCTCGAACGTGCCGCAGTACACGACTTCCCAGTTCTCGACCTACATCGACTACGAGCAGATGTACGTGCCGGCGCTGATCAACTTCGTGACCGGCCGGATCCAGATGCAGGACGACGAGGCCAACAGCGACGGCCGCGCCGTGGTGTTCTTCAACACGTTCCTCTCCAAGCTTACAGGGTTGGGGTAATGAGCGCTGAATTCGACCGCCTGATCGCTGACGCCTCGGTGCATGCGCCGGGCGCCTTGCCGTCTGGCATCGAAGCCGAGCTGTTCATGCTCCTCCGAGATTTTCTCCAGCAGACCAATGCTTGGCAGATGGGGTTCGACCTCTGCATCGTCCCCGGCACCCGCTGCTACACGATCACGCCGGGCAACGGCGTCGCCATCAAGTCGCTGCTCTGCCTGTTCGACAGTGAAGACATCGACAAGCGGTGGGTGACTGCCGCGTCGATGCCTACACCCGGCACGATCATGCTCGCCCGCGACCCTAGCCTCGACGCCTGCTGGGTGGCGCAGTGCAGCGTCTACGCCGTCGATGGGTCCAACCCGAGCGACTGCAAGCGGCTCATCCCGTCTTGGGTCCTGAGCATGTACTACGACACCCTCTTTCAAGGGCTCGTCGGCCGCCTCCAGACGCAGCCGTTGAAGCCCTACTCCAACACGCAGCTGGGTGCCGCCCATCTGCGCGCGTACTACTCGGGTCGCGGGCTGGCGCGGGCTACTGTGGCCCGCCAGAACGTCCACAACGCCCCGACGTGGGGTTACCCTCAAGCCGGCATCGCTAACGTCGGAAGGCAGCGCGGCGTATGACCCTGCAAATTGTCCACCCCTTTGTGAACCTGAAAGCCGACGGCGTCGACACGACCGTCGTGCGCCCGTCGGACTGGAACGACGACCACACGATCACGTTGGCTGCGGGCAAAGTCCTTGGCCGCGACACGTCTGGCGCCGGCGCAGCGCAAGAGCTCCCCCTGTCGTTTACCTCTGCAGGTGACGCTACGTTCACTGCGACGGGTGCGGTCAAGCTGACGGCGGGTACGACGGCCCAGCGCCCCGGAACGCCTCTGGCAGGCATGGAGCGGTGGAACACGACCCTTGCCGTCAAGGAGATCTACGACGGGGCCAATTGGGTTCCGTACGCGCTCGAGGCCGCTATTACCGCGGCGATCGCCGCCGCAGTAGCCGCCGCAGTGCCGACCGGCTCGATCCGCCCCTGCCTTAAACTGACAGCAGACACGGGTTGGGTGCGGCTCAACGGGCTGACGATTGGATCGGCTTCCTCGGCGGCTACCGAGCGGGCCAACGCCGACTGCGAGACGTTGTTCAAGTATCTCTGGGACAACCTCGATGACACGCGAGCCCCTGTGTCTGGTGGCCGTGGCGTTTCGGCGGCGGCAGACTGGGCTTCCAACAAGCGCATCACGCTCCCCTCGTCCCGCGACCGGGTCTTGGTGGGTATGGCCACGATGGGCAACAGCGACGCGGCCCTGATCTCGTTGTTCGACACGACAATTATGGGCAACACCGGCGGCGACGAAGCACATACGCACACCGCCACAGCAGATACTGCCCCGGGTGTTTGGGGCATCGTCGGTAGCGGCCCGGCGGCTAGCAGCCATACACACGTAATCACGGTTGCCAACGGTAAGGCGATCCCACCCGCGCTGGTAGTCTGCGTGCAGATCAAGCTCTAGGCGTAGTACCCGCGTTCTGATAAAGTATCCCCAACAGGAGGCATCCATGCAGGATTTCGACGCAGTAAGGGCTCAGTTTTTCGAGCCGACCGGAGAAGACGCTCCCGACTACGGCATGTACCGCCCCAGCGCGACCGAGATCGCGATTGCCGTCGGCGGCGTGAAGGTTGCCAGCTTCGGGTCGGGAACCACCGGCGCTTCGCCGCGATGTGTCTATACCGGCAGTCACCCACCGGGGACCAACGCCTCAGGCACCAACACAACGCCGGTCGTCACCGAGACGTACATCGTCGAGATCCTCGTGCCGACCGCGATGCTCATGACCGGGTTCGCCCTGTTCAACGGCAGCGTCGCCAGCGGCAACATCAAGATCGGCCTCTACAGCAAGGCCGGCGCCGTTCTCGCGTCGTCTGCCTCGACGGCGATGTCGGGCACGGACGTCTTCCAGCGCGTGCCGCTCACGGCGACGTACCAGCTGGCGCCGGGCACGTACTACATCGGCCTGCAGGTCGACAACACGACGGCTCGCTTCAACACGCACCCCTTCGGCAACTTCGGCGCCTCGAAGAAGACCGGCGAAGTCTACGGCACGCTCACTACGATCACGCCGCCGACGACGTTTGCGGCCGATTTGGGTCCGATGGGCGGCCTCTACTAGGCACGTCGGGGCTTTACCCGGAAAGGTAAACTATGGCCAACGACCGGATTATGTTTGACGACGGTACGACGGATACTGCTGTCGTCGCGCATGATAAGCCGCTCCCTGTGGCGATCTATGCCCTATCTGGGGGTAATGGCTCGGTGCAGACTTCGGCTACGGGAGCTACATATGTGGCTCTGACATCGCAAGCTGCCAAGCGCGTGACCTTGTTCAACAACTCAGGCACCGCGCTTGAGGTCAGACAAGGTGGATCTGGTGTCGCGGTGCCGGTTGCTTCCGCCGCGACGTTTACTTTCGAGGGGCTCGCCAACGCGAACGAGCTCTCCGTGCGACGTGTTGACGTGAGCAATACTCAAGTGACGGCGGTCTATCGCTGGGAGGCGTAACGCGATGGCCTTGACCCCACTATTCACCGACGGCTGCGACACCTGCTCTACGTCGTACGCCGAGACCGGCACCATCGAGACGAGCAATCTCTACGTCGAGATCTTGCTTCCGATCGACGCGTCAACGCTGGCCGTGCAGATCACCGGGTCTTGGACGGCGACACTCCTGTTCGAGGGCACAATCAACGGCGATGACTACGTCTCCATGGAGATGCAGCCGCTGCCCTCAGGAGCGCTGGTTCTCTCTGCAACCGGCAACGGCGCTTGGCTGACCAACGTCGCCGGCTACTCTAAGTTCCGTGTGCGTACGACGGCGATTACACTCGAGGCAGATGTTTCGATCAGGGTCACGTCTGGCCCCGCGACGCTGCCTGTGTCCACTGACGATACGTCGGCGCTTACGTGGGCTCGCAGCGCGGTCACACTTACCGGGGCCACTGACCAAGTTCTGCTCGCTGCGAACGCCAATCGTCGCGCGCTGCTGATTTACAACCGCGCGAGCAACGACATCGCCCGGTACGATATCGCCGGGCAGTCGATCAATGTCGCCGCGGATGAAGGCATTTCACTTCTCGCTGGGGCTACTGTCCACACCTACAGCGGGCAAGACACCCCCACGGGCACAGTTACGGTTACGGGCACTGCTGGCAACATCATCACGCTGTACACCGGCACGACCGCGTAACCTCTGAGGGTAACACATGAGTATTGGCCTCAACGCTTTCCCAATACCGCTCCCGTGGCGCATCAAAACTGCCGCCTACAGCGCGAGTATGTTCGAGCGCATTGCCGCGAACACGACTTCGGGGCCTTTCACTATTACCCTTCCGGGTAACCCGACGAATGGCCAGTCCGTCTGGTTCGATGACCCGCTCGGTACGTGGGCGACGAACAACCTCACGATCGCCAGGAACGGCAACAACATCCACGGCGCCGCCGCCAACCTGACGTGCGACGTCTCCTGCCGGTTCGAGCTGGTCTACTACTCAGCCGGCGGCGGTTGGACGGTAAGGCTTGGCCCTCCTGGCCCAGCGGGATCGACCGGCGCGTCTGGCACGGCTGACAGCGCCAGCTCGACGGTTACGCTCACGGCCCAGGCGTACACAACGGTCACTGGCGACCTCCGCAAGACGCTGCTGGTCACGACCGGGGCGACCGACGCCACGATCACACTGTCCTCGGCGTCGCTGGCTGGTGACGGCAAGCACATTTCCTTCCGCAAGGCTGACAGCGGCGCCGGCAAGGTCATCATTACGGACGGCTCGACGGCTCATGCGTGGCTTCTGACGCAGGGCGACACGGTGCGGCTGCGCGTCAACGGCACGGCGTGGGAGGCCGTCGACTGCAAGATCGCAACGACTATCGTCGTCTACACCGCCAACGACACATGGACCAAGCCGCCGCTGCTCAAAAGCGTTGACGTTTGGGCGATCGGCGGCGGTGCCGGCGGCGGCTCGGGGCGGCGCGGCGCGGCGGGTGGGCAACGATTTGGCGGCGGCGGCGGTGCTGCGAGTGGCATCAATTTTCTGAACGGCATCCCTGCCAGTTCCCTCGCCGCCACGGAAACCGTCACCGTCGCCGCAACGGCAGCGGGCGGAGCGGCAGTTGCAGTTGACGACACCGATGGCAACGCCGGCACGAACGGCAACGACAGCTCGTTCGGCTCTCTTATTAAAGGCAAGGCCGGCAATGCCGGCAGCGGCGGCACAGCGACCGCCGGAACGGGCGGGGTCGCGGCGACCTCGACAACGATGCGGGTGCCGATCACGGGTGGCAGCGCGTCCAGCACCAGCGCCACGCCGACCAGCGTCGGCACGAATGTCGTGGGCTCTGGCTCCGCTGGCGGTGGACTCTCAGCGGCCAATGTCGAGCGCGCCGGGGGCACGCCCGGCACTGGTTCGTCGGCTTCCTTTACGACCGTGTCCGCTGGCGCGGGTGGGGCGGTCGGTGGCGCAGCCGGCACGGCTGGAAACAGCATCAGCAATTCATTGACGCAGGAAGGCGGCAGCGGCGGCGGCGGCGGCGGTGCCAATGCGGCGGCGGCCGGCGGTGCTGGTGCAGCAGGCGGGTCGCCCGGTGGCGGCGGCGGCGGCGGCGGGGCTTCGGTCAACGGCTTCGCCTCCGGTGCTGGGGCGGCCGGCGCCCGCGGCGAGATCCGCGTCACGCAACGGTTCTAGGAGTAAGAAATGGCACTAGAGAGCTACGTCATTATCGCTCCGGACGGCACGGTCGATAACGTGTGCGTGTGGGACGGCGTTACGCCTTGGACCCCGCCAGAAGGCTACATGGTCTTTAAGCAGACCGACCCGCGCACGCAGGCCAAGGGCTTCCGGCTGGTCGATGGTGTGTTCGAGCGCATCCCGGTGGAGGCTGAAGATGGCGCTGCTCAGTGACATCGTGACCGGCCTGCGCTTCGGTGGACTGCTCCCCATCACTGACATCACGACAACCTATACTGTGGTGTCGGCCGACAGCGGCAAGTGCCTTCGCAGCACGTCGGTCGCGGACGTTACTTGGACGCTCTCCAAGACTGCCCCTCGTGGCACGGCGCTGCGTGGCATCCAGGGCACGGGAGCCATAACCTTTGCCGAGGAGGCCGGCGCTCCGCCCGTCGACAATCTTCTCGGATACGAAAAGACGGGCGGCGAGAACGCCGAGTTTTCTCTCACCGTCATGAACAACACAGACGGCTCGTCCGCCGAGTGGGTTGTGTCGGGGCCGATGACGTCATGATGCCGGTCAACGCCCTTGCTGGCGTCGTCGCGCCACAGGTCGACGCCGATCTCATGACGTGGGCGCGGCAATGCACCCAGCCGCCAGACTCAAAGTACCTTCTCGCCCACCATAACTTCGTCCGCACCGGCAAGGACGATGGCTGGTGGACTACGCTGACGGGCATCAGGTTTCTGAATGCGCCCGGAACCGATGGCTATCTCATCAACGTCAAGAGCCCCCTTCAGCGCATGACGCAAGTCGGGACCGGAGTGCAGGAAGCCTATTATGGTTGGCAGGGGGACGGCTCCACCGGCTACCTCGACACAGGCAAAACCCCGACGCAACTCGGTATGACAGCGGGGGCCTCACCTTCAATCACTGCGCTGGTGTTCTCGCAGTCCGACATTCCCGGTGTCTACAGCGCGTGCGGCGCGACCGGCGGCGTGAACACAGGCGTTGTGCGTCTGCGGGCCGGCGCGGTCATGGGTGTTTGGGGCTCAAGCAGCTTGCAAGTCCAGGCGCCAGTCAAGTCAGGCCGAGGTCTGGCGGGTGTTGTCGTCAACAGCGCGACTGGCGGGTTTATTCACAAAAACGGCGACAAAGTTGCGATGCTCGGCACGGCGGCATCCCTTGCGACCGGCACCTTTAGGTATGGTCGCGGCGGTAGCGGCAGCGCCTACGAGCCCGCCATGCTGGCCTACGGATTCGATGGGCCTAGCGTCACCGAAGCGCAGGCGGCCAGCATCGAGAAGGCTGTTAGGAAGGCGCTTACGGCGCTCGGCACGCTGATCGAGGACGAGCCCGAGGTGCCGATCAGCATCAACAATGCCTTCGAGCGCAGCGATACCGGCGACTGGACGGGCTCCATCGGACGCATCCTCCAGCCGCCCATGAGCGACACCCAGGAGAACGTCACCCAATACACTCGTGAGACGGCGGCCGTTGTCTTCACCGCCGACGCCTACACGACCGTTGTCGGTGATCTCTACAAGACCCTGCGAATCACCAGCGGCGCGGCGGCCAAGACTATCACCCTCATGTCGGCCGTTACCGCCGGCTCGGGTGCCCTTCAGGTTTTCCGCAAGATTGACCGCGGTGTTGGTGTGACGACGATCAACGGGGTGATCGCGCTCGACAGCGAATGGGACCACGCCATCTTTGTCTCGGACGGAGCCGCCTGGGTCTTGACCCAGGACTACCAGAACTTTCTTTCGGTGGTTACGACGTCAACCAGCTCCTCCACCTTTGCTTGGGCCGCGAACAACTACGACGCTACGACGGCCGACCTTCGCCGCAACATTCACTGCTATCCGGGCGGCACGAACCGCACCGTGACCATCCTGCCGGCAGCGACCGCTGGAAGCGGCGGCAAGCTCGTGGTCCGCAAGATGGACGAGGGCGCGGGCACCGTCACGTTTAACGGCGTCGTCCTCTCTGACATGTATGACTACGCCTCGTTCTCGAGCAACGGAGCGACGTGGACGCAGGACCAGACGATCGTACCGCTGGAAATCGGCTACATCGCCTTTCCCGCCACCAGCCTGTCGATCCGGCCCTGGGGGCACGCGAAGTACACCCGCCAGACACTCATCACGCTCGACGAGTTCTTCTGGGGAACACGCGGTCTCGGCACTACGCCCGGCACGATCACGGCGTGGGCCAAAAAGCCCAACGACACAATGGGCGGCATCAACCTCACCAACGGTTTTTCAGGTCGCACAGAGTTCGACACCTACGAACTTGCCATGGGAGAGATGTTCGTAAAGGCGGCCTACACCCTGGGCTATCTCGCCAAAGACGACACGACGCTCACGACGTTCGATGGGGTCTACCGCGCAGCGGGCTGGGGCTGGCTCGATATCGCAACCCAGTTCGGATACGACGTTTCCGGATGGGCGGCCTACCTCGGCAGCGCGTCCGACCTCTACACTGACGTGAGCATCAACACCGGGGCTGTCGGCCACAGGGCTTATTTCTACGACAACCGCGACACGATCTTTGTCGATGATGCCGTGAACGGCCAGTTCAAGGTTACGCGAAACAAGATCCTGCTCGGCCAGGGCCGGCTGGCCGACATTCGGACGCGGGGTTATTCGCCGGTCGGCGGGATCACGCTCGATCTCGAATGGGCGGACAATCGCTCACCCGCTCAGTTCGTCCGCTCGATCCGTGGCCTGGCGCGGCTGTGCCACGCCAAGAGCTACACGCTCACCACCTTGTCGCATGCCGTGCACAAGGGGACGGGCACCTACAGCGGATGGCGTATCGAGAACGCCAATGCTCTGCTCACCGCCGCGGCGGGCGTCAATGGTATTGACGAGAACATCGACCTGCATGTGCTTATCACAAACTCGACTGCTCCGACCGCTACCGCGATGACCGCCGAAATTGTTGCCCAGATGAACTTCTTCAAAGGCGTGGACGGTACGCTTCCGTTGCCGATCGACAATCTGGCGATTGAGCTTCGCGTTGGCGGCACGGCACAGGAAATCCCGGTCGACTACGTCACCGCTCTCCGCTCTCTCCGTTCGACCTATGGCTTCTCGCACGCCTGGATCACGCCGCTCTACGCCCAGTTCGGCGGCGACCTCGAGCGCATCCCAAACCAGCGCCTCGCGCAGTTCCTTGGAGTGCCGACGTCATGAGCAACCGCACAAACGGCAAGCCCCTGTGGTGGGTCCGCCCGATTGTAGACGGTCACGCCGACGAGAGCGCCGGCCGCATGTTCGTGGGCACTGAGGCCGAGATGGTTGCCCACATCGGCCGCCTGCACCGGGAGACCGGGACGCAGCACGCCGCGACGAGCGCCGGGGAATAGAGATGCCCGACGCGACCCTGACCGCCCCTGTCGTTGCCCAGTGGGGCGGCTTCGGCGTGATTTTGATTGCGCTGGCCGCTGCCGTCTGGACGCTCGCGAAGGCCCTGATCTCCTCCTACGAGGCCCGCATCGGTGAAACCAAGACGCTTCTGACGCAGCAGGCCGACAATATCCGCACCGTCACCGATGCGCTCAAAGACATGAAGGTGACGTTAGACTTGGCGCTTGCGGCGCTGAAAGGGCGGCCGTGATGTTCTGGCGAAAAGACCAACTCGAGGTGGACGCGCTTCGCAAGCAAGCGGCGGACGCAGACCGGGAGCGCGAGGCGGCGAGGCTGAACATGCAGCGGTCGATGCGAGCACTGGCACGATTTCTGGAGGAGATCCCACTAGACGACGGGCTTTCCGCGCTCGGCGGCGATTTGGCCGGCAACAAGGAGAAGCAATAATGGGCGGCTCGTACCTCCACAACACGTCCGAACTGCTGGGGCTTCTTTGCCTTGCGGGCATCGCGGCGTGTTTTGTCCGCTGGCGAACCGCCGTTCGTCGCGACTTTCTTTTCGCCTTTGGCCTGTTTCTCGCCGGCACCCTGATCCGCGAGCTAGTGGTCGCCGTTTTCGGCGCGACCAACTGGACAGCGGAGGCCGTGGCGTGGTCCGCATCCGGCCGCCTCGTCCAGATCATCGGCGCTGCGCTGTTCGTCCGGGCATCCCTGCGGGCGGACTGCGGCGAGTGGGGGTGGGTCGGGGTCTTTGCCGTCGCGACAATTCTCGCGGTGGTAATCTGATGCGAGCCGGGCCGGGACACACAACCGGCCACATGCCGCGCATTATCTGCGAACACGGCCAACCCGTGCGCCTCAAGGTCTTCGACGGCGAGCGGGACCTAGTTTTCGCCGTGTCTGCTGGCGAACTTCGCAACCTCGTCGCGGACGGCATGGACATTCTCATGCGCCGGATGCGCGAGCAGGAAAGGGGCACGACATGAAAACCAGCGACCAGGGCTTGAAGCTCCTGACAGAGCGCGAGGGCTGCGTGCTGAAGCCCTATCTCGATTCGGTCGGCGTCTGGACATCGGGTGTCGGAAATACTGTCGGCGTGATCCCCAACGGGCCTCCCATCACACAGGAACAGGCCGACGAGGATCTGCGCTACAACCTGAACCGATTTGAGAGGGCCATCAACGATGGCGTGAAGGTCGGCCTTGAGCGGCACCAGTTCGACGCGCTTGTCTCGTTCGCCTTCAACGTGGGCGAGGGTGCCTTCAAGTCGTCTACCCTCCTGAAGAAGATCAACGCGGGCGACTACGAAGGCGCGGCGCTGCAATTCGACCGTTGGCACATTCCCCCGGAAATCACGTCGCGGCGCAACGGCGAGCGCGAGCAGTTCCGGGGCGCGCGGTTCGCGGCGCGCATCCCGTGAGCAAGTATCTCGCCATTGGCGCGGGCGTGCTGGCCGTCCTTCTGGTGGCATCCGGCATCCTGTTAAAAATGGCGTGGGCAGAAAACGGCAAGCTCGAGGTGCAGTTGGCCGCCGCCAGCGCGGTCATTGCCCAGAAGGAAGCCGACGCCCGCCTGTCCGCTGAGATTGTCTCCCGGCAAGCCGACGCGCTTTCCAAGCTCGAAACCAAGGTCGTGACCGTAACCGAAAGGATCTACAGTGCGCCTGTCACTCGTGAATGCGCTGCCAGCCCTAGCATGCGTGCTGCTAGTGTCGGCGTGCGGGACATCATCGCCCCGCCTGGTGGAGCGGACCCCGGACGCGAGCCTTCTCCTCCCGTGCGTTGATCCGACCCTCGCGCTGGACAACGCCAGCGACAACGAGATTGCCGCCGAGCGTATCCGGGTCGCTCAAGCCTACGTCACCTGTAGAACCCGGCACGCAAGCCTCGTTGAGTTTGTGAAAGGCGGAAAGCTCTGATGGCCGCGCAGAGCCTGACTGACGAGGCGTTGCAAGAGGCGGTCGAAGCGGTGGCCCGGTTGGGCAGTCAGAGCGCGGCGGCAGACTATCTCAGGATGTCGCGGACGACATTTCAACACCGCGTGCGGGAAGCCGAGCGCCGGGGCTTTAGACCAGACGGCCAGCGCATGGTGATGAAAGGGCAGTCCGTCCTTTACGACGGCGACGGCAACGAGCGCGGCAGGTGGGATAAGACGCGGCTCGCCGGCCGGGCCGAAGGCGATACCGTCCAGCTTCCCGACCCGAAAAAGATCGTCAAAACCTCCCGGCTATATGACCAGACGGGCGCAATTACTCAACAGTGGGTGACAGAGAAGGCAGACGAGGCCGAGCGCGAGGCCCTGTGGAAGCAATGCGCTGCGGACATCGCGGCCGACGTGAAGCGCGCCAAGCAGGTGCCGCGCGGCAAGCATGCCGTTTCGAGCGACGTTCTCGCGGTCTACCCGGTCGGGGATCACCACGTCGGCATGCGCGCCTGGAGCGAGGAAACAGGCGGCGAAAACTACGATCTGGCCCGCAGTGAGCAGCTTTTAGCCGACGCCTCGCAACGGCTGATCGAGGTATGCCCGCCGTCAGAGCAGGCGCTTATCGCGTGGTTGGGCGATTTCCTTCATTACGATTCCTATGCCGCCGTCACGCCGCAGCACAAGAACCTGCTGGATGCGGACGGGCGGTTTCCCAAAATGATCCAATGCGCGGTGCGTATGGTTCGGCACATGATTAGCGCGGCGCTGGCGCGGCATGGCCGCGTCCGGGTGATCTTTGAAAAAGGGAACCACGACCCGGCGACGGCGGCATTCATGACCGTATTGCTAGGCGTCCTCTACGAAAACGAGCCGCGTGTCTCGGTCGATACGTCGCCCCAGCACTTCCACTATTTTGAGTGGGGTCGCGTCCTAATAGGCACACATCACGGCGACAAAGCCAAGCCGCAGCACCTTCCGTCCATCATGGCAACGGACCAGCCGGCAGCCTGGGGCCGCACGTCGTATCGGCTTTGGTTAACCGGCCACGTCCACCACGAGGCCGTCAAAGAGTACCCAGGCTGCAACGTCGAAACCTTGGGCGTCCTGCCGCCGGCCGATGCCTATGCCGCGTCCAACGGCTACCGCTCCCGGCAGTCCATGAAAGCCATCGTCTTCCACCGTGAGCATGGCGAGGTGGAGCGCCACACTGTTAATCCGGGCATGTTTGACAGGAGCGCGGCATGAAAATCGTTCGCGTGACGTGGTGGGACGCTCTAGCTGTGGCGATGTGGTGCAAGCATACGGAGCCGATGGCGCCACAAGTCTGCGTCACCGTGGGCTTTCTGGTGGCAGAGGACGCGGATCACGTCATGGTGGCGGCCACCGTCTCAGATGATGAGTGCGTTGCGGCAATGCAAATACCGCGCGCTATGATCCGGGCTATGGATGACATCGCGTGATGCCCGAGCGGGAAGAAACCGGCCCGCATTGCCGCGCCACGTTCTCAATCTTCCCGAGTGGGATTAGAGTCTGGCCGCGATCTGCTCGGCAGTCTCGCGGTAGTACGTCCCGACTAGAATACGCACGTCCTTGTGCCCGCTGATCTTGGCAAGTGTCATCACGTCAACCTTGCGGGCAAGGCGTGTCAGGGCCTCCGCGCGGCTGTCGTGAAAGTGCAAGTCCTCGATTAAAAGCCGGTCGCGCGCCTTGCGGAATAGGGTATCCAGCACGGCGCTTGATATGGTGAAGCACGCATCCCTGTCGGCCACTGGGCGCAAGAGCCGCACAGCATGGTGCGTCAGGGGCACGTCGCGGGGCTTGCCTGTCAAATGCTGCGTCTTGTGCGCTACTGACGCAACCCGGCGGCGTAGGTCAAGATTTCCCCGGCCAAGGCTCAAGATTTCACCCGCCCGCATACCGGACCGCAGGGCGACCATGAAGGCTAATGCGACCTCCTGCCCCTTTGTCTGAGGGGCATTGCCGGGCCTGTAGTCGAGGATGCGGCACAGGGCGCGGACTTCGCCGGGGCTCACCCGCCGAGTGCGCGGGGCCGGGTTCCTGGGGATGCGTAGGCCCTGCAGCGGGTTGCCGGTCATCCACCGCCATTCCTCCCTCGCGATCCTGAATGCGTGGCGCAGCCAGTTCAGATTGCGCAGCACCGTGGCATCGCTCACCGACTGCAGCCGCTCGTCGCGCCACCGCACGAAGTCTGGCGTGTCGAGATCGGCCAGGCGCTTGTCGGCCAGCCAGGCGAAGTCTCGGAGGAACGCCTTGGCCTGGCGCTCCTCGTGCACGTTGCCGCGCTTCTTCGACATGACCTTGTCGACGTAGTCGTCGATCAGGTCGCGCAGTGTGTGCCGATCGGCCGGCGCCGCGGCGAGCTGCTCCTCCATCTGCGCCGCCCAGGCGTTGGCCTCGCGCAGCGTGCGGAAAACCTTCGACGCTCGTCGCCCGCCGACATAAACCTGCGCCCGGTATCCCCGGCTATGTTTCCCCACCGATGCCATATCGCCCTCGTGCGTAACCCCGTGGGGGAATAATGGGGAGTCCGTGGCTAGATTGTCCAGTTTGAGGGATATTCAGGGGCAAGCGCGATGCCCGGTTAGTGCCCATGCCGTCTATATTTGCCGCTGGTTGACCGATGCGCAGACAAGCCGGGATAACGCCCTTGGTGCCCCCGGCCGGACGCAAAAACCCAGCACCTAAAGCGTTCCGTGCCTGTCGTGCGTAATTATTGGGGAGCGCGCAGCGCATCCACGGCCTCGATTGCAATCAGCCCACAAGCATTGAGCCGCAGTTTACCGGCCATGATGTAGTTCCGCACGGTCTTAGGGTGGACGCGCAGCATCTGCGCTGCCTGCTTTTGCGTGACCTGCGTAGGTCGCGGATGCGACTCGGCGTAGAGACGCACCGCCTGCACGGCAACGCGCAAGGTTTGGTCGTCGGTCATGTGTTCCTGCTCCTTTGGAATTCCTCAACGTGTTTGGCGATGCGTTCCCATTCGCGCGGGTCCGTGACGGCAAGCCGATTGAAGGCGATGACGTTCTGACGCCACCACGTCTCAAAGGAGGCGCGGTCTTTCCACGGCCCGGCGGTCATCTCAGCACCACCTCTCCGCTGATCTTTTTCTTCCATTTCGACCGGAAGGCGGGAGGCTTGCGGATGCCGTTATGCTTGGCTTCCCGCCGCACAGCGCGGGCGATGTCGCCAACGTCCTTGGCGGTCTTGCCGCCACGGTGGCAGCACTCCTTGCCGAGCAACTTACCTTCCGCGATTGTGAGCGGCTTGGTCTTGTCCAGCACCAGGGCCTCGGGGATTGTGTGGTCGATCTCGTATGGGCGATGGCCCAAGACAAACCCGCAGCCCTCGCAGGCGATCCGGCCCGCCGCGTTCATGGCGCGGTGGACTATCTCGGCCTTCTGGCGTTTGGAGAACTCACGGCGGGCGGTCATGCGGCCTGCCTTTGCGCGCAAGCAAGAAGGTCGCCGGGATCGGTCAACACAATGCCCTTTTCGGAAAAGTGCCGATGCACGCCGTCGAGATAGGCCGTCGCCTGCTTCGTGGTCATTAGCCGGGTGATGGGAAAGTCCAGAGGCTCCATCATTAAGGCCAACTTCTGCGTATAGGGCAGCGGCCTCACGATGGCGTCGTAGCGTTGGCGAAAGGCATCGTTCTCGGCGCGCAGGATGGGAACGCCTATGGTAAGTTTTGCGTACCCTCTGACCTCTTCCGGCGTCTGGTCGCCAAGCTGCTCCGCGATCTCGTTCAGCCACAGCCGTTGAAGCTTGTTCTGCTTCAACGACCGCTTGCCTCCCCTGGATAGCGAGACGGTCAAGGGCAGCGGCTGCGCCTCCAGGAAGCGGATCAGCGTGCGCCGGTCCGCGTCGGTTTCAAGGAAGCGCGTAGTCATCAGCGGATCGCCGTCCTGACCTGTTCAAAGATGCGGACGCCGGGGATGTCGCGACGCCCGCCAGCAATGGCCGCCTTGATGGCCGCCTCGTTGACCATCAGGAACTCACGCGGCACCTGGGCGGGGGATACGACCTCGTGAATCCACTTCACGGACGCGGCGGCCTTGGTCCCGCTGAAGCCCACCACGCGGGCAGCTTCCTTGGCGATCACAGGCGCGGCAACCGGAGGCGGGGGCTCATCGAACGCTTCCGCCTCCTTCCGGGCGCGCTCGTCGGCCTCGCGCTGGATGCGGCGCTGCTCCTCCAGCTTCTTTGTCTGAAAAGCGTTGATAGCGGCGACGACACGATCCGCCGCCGCCTTGACCGGCTCCGACATCGTGGCGAAGTGCCCGTCGATGGCCCGGCCGTCCTTCAGGATCTGGTCCTTCTCCTTCTTGCGGGCTGTCTCGATAGCCGCGAGGCAGCCTTTCAGCGTCTTGGCCGTCTCAGCATAGGCTCCCGCATCATCGTCCGTCGTGACGGGGGCCAGGGTTTCGGGCACGAGCCCGGCGCACTCAACCGCCTTGGCGGCGAGGTTGGCGTGTTCGATCTCCAGCCGCTCAGCCAGCGGCGGGGCGTTCCCCCCGATTCCGTGACGTTCAGATTGCATGTGTCCGCTCCTTCCCTAGGCGAATGTCTCTGACTGTTTCCCTGCGGACGCCGAGCCGTCTGGCCATCTCGGCGTTATTGACGGAGCGGTCCTCCCGGAGAGCGCGCACGGCGCTGTCAGATAACTTCGCCCCGTGGTGCGTTTCGCCCTTCCGAATGCGTCTCCTCGCTCTGTTTTGCGCCGGGGAAAGCCATCGGAGATTCTCTAGGCGATTGTCCGCGCGTTCGCTGTTGATGTGGTCCGCGTGGCAATCGGGATTCGGCGGTTCACCAAGGAATGCAAAGGCGACGAGGCGATGGACGTATTCTTTGTGACGCTTGCCTGCATTCCGCATCCACACCTGAAGGTAGCCGTGTCCGTGTTGGGTTGGGGACATAATGCGCCCATCGTTGCGGCGGACGCGCCCCATGGATGAGACTTCATAGGGCCAGCCAATAACCGGCCTCCATTCCTCGCGGTCCATTAGGCGTCTACCTTCCGTTCAAGGGCTTCGTTGTAGGCATCGAGCAGGCGCTCGTACTCGGTCGGCAGCGCCGTCTCGATCACGTCGGTGCGGGCCTTGTTCTCGACCCACCATTCACGGGCGATCTGTGCGTCGGTGCTGGCGTCCTTCAGGAAGGCGACCGACGCCTTGACCCATTCGATGCGCTTGATGGCGCTGCCAGCGGCGGCGGGGGTGTTGATGGGCGCGGCCTGCTTAGCGGCCGGGAGCTTGCCCTTCTGGCGGCTCTCATCGAGCGTGCCATCTCGACGCGATTCCTCGACCCAATCAGAACCGCCGCGTCGCTCAGGGCGAAACTGCGTGCCACCGCCAGCCGAACCCGCAGATCCTACAGCGGCGTTGCCGTCGTCATCCTCGGGCGCAACGCCCACCATCGCCATCAAGGCGTAGCGGCGGGCGTAAGTGGCCGCAGAGCCGTAGCCCTGCGCGTCGTTCTTGGTGGCTGGCACGGCAAATACGTCGCTGATCTGCTGCCCACTGGCGTGCATCAGGATCGTCTCGACCTCGACGCCGCCCGCAATGGAGCGGAGAAGCTGGACAACCGACAGGCCGTTGCTGGTCAAGGGGCCGCGAATGGCATCCCACACGGACGCAAGATCGGCATACTTCGACTTGAAGTGCGGGTTATTGGCGTCCTTCTTGGCGCCTTCCATCTGGGCCTGCGCCTTGCAGAGCGCCGCAGCTAGATCAGCAATGGACGGACGAGCCGCTATGCTCTCGGATTGCATCATCGTATCAGGCATTTAAAACACTCCTTCGGTTGTTAGATGTGAGCCCGCATCCAGCGGCAGACCCGATGCCACCAAGAGCGGCGGGGAACGCAGGGAACAATCGTTCCGGAAATGATGAGAAGGCGTTCGTCGCTCACAGTCCCGCCTCCTTCCGCGCGTGTTCGTAGGCGCGCACTTCCTTGATGAATCCGGCCCAGAGCTTGCGGCGCTTGGCGATCCAGGCGGCGCGCGTCTCGCGCTTCCAGTCGGTCCACGGCAGGAAGTTCCACGGCGTCCGCTTCTCGCTCTCGTGGGTTTGCAAGGTGGACAGCCAGAGCAGGGCGATTCCGGCGTGCCGCTCGTGGTCGAATTGCCCGACCTCGTCATTGTTGGGGAAGTCCCAACGCGGAACATCGACGCCCAACTTGCGCTCTACCCGGAGATAGTCGCGCTCGCGGTGGCGAACCTCTGCCGAGCAAACTGCTGCGGCCCACTTCCTGAAGTTTCCGCCCTCGATTGCGTGCGACGGGAGCGGGCGACGAAGCAGGGCCACACGCTGTGCGAAGGACATAGCAGCGGCGGCTTCCACCCGTTGCACCGCCGCCATGTTGATCAGTGTGTCCATGTCAGACCTTCACTTTTGGATAGATGCCGAGCAGCGACGCGGCGCGGCGGCAGTCGCCCAGCTTGACGGTGACGTGGCGCGGCTGTTCGTTGTCGAGGTCGCTGTCGGGGATGGGATCGGCAGCGCGGGCGTAGGCTTCCGCGAACGGGCGCAGCGCCTGGATGATTCTGTCTTTGTCGGTCACTTGCTGCGCTCCGTCAGGGCGTCATCGCGGGCCTGCCGGCGTCGAAAGTCGGCGGCATCCTCGCGTGCGTCGATGTTTTCGTCGGACGCTGCGTTGCAGGCGTCGTGGTAGCCGCCGGCAGAGCTATCGTCTGCAAGGTACTCCTGCGCCCATTCGGTGAGCATCGCCTGCATGGTGTCATCGAGCGCGTGCAGCGTGGCCTTGGCCGAGACGAAATCGAGCGAGGCGTCCTCGGCCGGCTGTGGCGTGCCGTAGTAAACGGCAGGACTGCCGGGGGAATAGGTGTAGGTGATCTCAACCTGTATCGAGTCGGGCTGTAGACCAAACGGCGCGTAGCAGATCATCTTGTGTTTGCTTGCCATGCTGTCCTCCTGTCTGGGTGTGGTTAGCCGACGACGACGCGGTACAGGTCGCCGTCGAAAAGCGGGGCGTGGATGGTCACGACCCAGTCGCAGCCCTTGAAGGTGGCGCGGAGGCTGTCGGCGATTTCTTTGGCTTCGGCGTAGGTGGCTGCGGTCATGCTGTCCTCTCTCCGGCTGTGTGCCTGAGAGAGAGTAAACGCAAAATGCGTTCTAATGTCAAACGCAAAATGCGTTCTTTTGCGACAAGCGTCTACTTAGCTAAATCATTGGCGTTTTATCGACGGCGGCGGTGCACGAGCGGAATGACGGCCGATATAACAATGGCCAAAACCCGGACCTCTTCTTCGTCCGAGTCGCTCTCGGCTGTGGGGTCAAACGTGATCGGCTTCCATTTTGCCTCTGTCGAATCGGGCGACAGCACGATTAGGTGCCCACGTTTACTAATCCGCTTGGCAGTAACCTCGCGCTGGCTGGCTTGGGCGCGAGTTCTCTCAACGATTACGACATCGTCCTCGGCCGTTTCAATGTCTGCCTTGATTATGTCGACGCAATGCAAAATCATGCCAGGCGAGAAAACCCGGTTCATAGAATTGCCTCGCACGATTAGGCCAAACTGCGCTGCAATTGGGTAATCGGGATGAACGGCAACGGGATGCTGGTCAAAATCTCTCGGATCAACCTCAACATCAACATCAAGCCATTGCCCAGCCGCAACCTCGCCGGTGATGGGGATGGTCTGCACTCCTACAGTCGGCTTATTTTTGTCCGGGAATGCGCCGCCTTCCTGAAGCCAGAGCCAAGGCACTGAAAAGGCTGCCCCGTAGCGTTTGAGCTGATCCAGCTTGGGGCGGCGGTGCCCATTCTCGTGATCGGCATAGGTCGTTTTCGTCCAGCCAAAAGTGCGCGCGGCATCGGCGGCGCTTTCGTAGCCAGCTTTTTGACGAGCCACGCGGAGACGTTCTGCAAGCGTATTCATGGTCTGCAGTTTTTCATGCAGGAGAACGCAAAAGGCGTTGACGACAGGAACGCAATATGCGTTTATGTGCGCTATGATCACGTCCCCCGCACAAGCAATCGATCTTCTGGGTGGTTACCGCTTGGTTGCATCGGCCCTTAAGCGCCCCCTGACGACGGTGGCGTCGTGGTTCACGCGCAATTCAATTCCGGTTGAGGCGTGGCCTTCTCTGATCAGGCTCGCCAAGAGCCGCAAGATTGGAGGCTTCACCTACGAGGCACTGGCGCAAGCCCACGCGAAGGCCAAGGCAATCAAGACCGGCGCTTCAGAACAGGCCGCCGCATGACCCACCTCCCCGAACTCGCCGTGCTGGCCGCGTTCCTTGTTCTCATGTGGGCTCTGTTCCGGGTGGTGACGAAATGACCGACGATTGGTCCGACGCCTGCGATCCCGTGCAACGCCGTGAACTGACGGACGCAGAGAAGCGCCGCCTGCAAGCCCTGATGGAACTGCGTCGCAGGCAAGGCTTCCGCCGCCCCAACGCGCCGAGCGTGTACCGCGTCGACGCCGACTTTGAAGACATGGGGGCCTGAGCGATGGACCTCGACGGCATCGGCTACTTCCATGAACTGCAGGAAGAAAAGGCGCGCATCCGCAGCCTTGCCAGCAAGGACATGAGCCCGGCGGCGCTGGCGCGGCTGCCTAAGCCGATTGTGGTGAAACGGGAAGTCCTCGCGCCGGTCGTGCTGGCGACGAAGCGCGACACCACCAATCCAGTCAGGCAGGAAGCGTGCCGTATATCGGGGCGCAAACTGTCGGAAGAGCGCGCCCGATCGCGCCTTGGTCGTATCACCAAGCGCATCAAGAACACGCGGCTTTACCTCCATAATGGCCGCACCGACACGCCAGCCGACCGCGTGATCTTCGACAAGATCGTTGAATTGGCGGCCCAGGTTGCGGGCGTCACGGCCTACGAGATCCACGACTTCAAGCGGCTGCGCAACATTGTCCGGATTCGGCATGTTTGCTGGCGGCTGCTTCGCGAGTTTACCGGGCTTAGCTCTCCGTCCATGGCCCGTGTCACCAATCGCGGGTGCCATACCAGCGTTATAAACGGGATCGGCCGGGCGCTCGACGCCGCCGAGAAGCCCGAAGGCGCTGCGTTTTATTGGGAGCTCCGCACGCGCCTGTCCGCCTCCGGACTGGTCGTTGTTGACGATCTGGAAGGTAAGAGGGGAGGCCGGAAATGATCCGGGGCTTCTGTTCCGACCTCCCGGCGAGCGGGATTGCTCGCAATCTGGTTTCCCCCGCCACCGTGCATAGCGCTCCGAACACGGTTGGCAACGGCCTCGCCCGTAAGATTGGGTCGGTCGAGGCCGCCCCTATTCGTATCCCCGGTGCGGCTCCTTGGGGCGCCGCTTCCTACTCCCTGACCGGGGACAACTGCGGTCGCGCTGTCGAGTATCTCCGGCGCGACCGCTCTTTTATCTCTCTGCGCAGCGAGCTTGGCGGCGACCCTGCGCAGAACTTCACCTATCGGCGTCCAAGTGGTGGCTTGGCTTTTCATGGTTTTAACCATGAGGGAAGACATGACCACAAAGTCGTCAAAGCCTGCCAAGGGCTCGGCAATGTCTGCCGCGCTTGATCGCGTCCGTTCCATGTTGGTCGCCCTTGGCGGCCCAAGGCAGTGGGATGACACCAAGGACCACTGGCGGAATCGCCTCGCCAGAAAGGTCGGCATCAACGCCCGGCGCGTCCGGGCCATCCTCTCTAACAATGAAGACGTGAGGCTTTCGGCCGATGAATTTCTCCACATTGAGGCGCGGTTCCGCGCGCTTGACGAGCGCCTTGAAGACGATCTGCGGGCGCTCTCCGCAGAGGATCGGGATGAGACTGCTGGCGAAGTGCGAGAGGGACGAAAGGCGGATCAGGGAGTGGGTCGCCAAGGTTCAGGCGGACCGCAAGCGCGCGTACAAGCTGATCGGCGGTAGGGGGCGGTGATGACCGACAACCGCCTGAAATCACTGGCCGAGCGCATCGAGCGCCTGATGGATGAGCGCGACGGCATCGCCTCCGACATTCGCGACATTTACACCGAGGCGAAAAGCGCGGGCTACATTCCAAAGGCGCTCCGCAAGGTGATTGCGCGCCTGCGGATGGACCCTGCCAAGCTGGCAGAGGATGACACGCTGATCGAACTATACGAGGCCGCGCTAGGGCCGGTAGGGAAGGCCATGAAGGCGGTTCGCGAAGGCGCGACGCTGGATGCTGCGGCCGAAGCCAACGGCGTTCACAGGGCAACTGTGGCCCGCGCGAGGGCGGTCGCAAAATCATCTGAAAATGCGACGGTCGCAAATTCGCACGAAACTGCGACGCCGTGGTTTCCTGCAACTCCAGAGGACGAATGCGCGGAGATCAGGAAGGCTGCAAGCGCGCTCACCGACGCCGACATGCCAGAGCAGCCACCATTCCTGCGGAGGGGTGCGGTATGAGGGTTTTGGTCGCCTGTGAATTCAGCGGAATCGTGCGGCGCGCGTTTGCCTCCCGTGGTCACGACGCCTGGTCCTGCGACCTGTTGCCGGCCGATGACCGGAGCAACCGGCACATCGTGAGCGATGCGCGTGCGATCCTTAACGACGGTTGGGATTTACTCATGGTGGCGCACCCGCCCTGCACCCGACTCTGCAACAGTGGCGTGCGGTGGCTGTCCGTCCCGCCGCCGGGCAAGACGGCGGATCAGATGCGGCATGAACTGCAGGAGGGCGCGGCGCTGTTTTCTGCCTTCTGGAATGCCCCCGTTGAGCGCATCTGCGTCGAAAATCCGGTAATGCACCGGCACGCGAAGGCGCTGATCCAGAACTATCAGGAGCCCGCGCAATCGGTGCAGCCTTGGCAATACGGCCACGGGGAAACCAAGCGCACCTGCCTGTGGCTCAAGAACCTGCAGCCGCTCAAGCCTACAAACATTGTGGAAGGCCGGGAAGCCCGCGTGCATCGCATGCCGCCGTCTGCCGATCGCTGGCGTGAACGCTCCAGGTTCTTTCCCGGCATTGCTGACGCTATGGCAGATCAGTGGGGCGGCGTGGCCGACGAAGCGAGGGCAGCATGACCCGCCGCCGTTGCCCCGCCGCCCGCCTGTTAGCCGCTGAACTAGCCGCCGACATAGCCCAGGCTCGATACGACCGCACGCGCTCCCATCAGGCACGCTTTGACCTGATAGCCGCCCGTGCTGCTGCTGTAGCCGCAGCGCGGTGGAGGCGATAGTGGCGCGCAATAAGTACGGCGCCCGCAAGACGGTCGTTGACGGCCTCAAGTTTGACAGCCAACGCGAAGCGAAGCGGTGGCAGGAACTCAAGCTGCTAGAGAAAGCGGGCGAGATTACAGCCCTTGTTCGGCAGATTGTCTATGAGTTGGCACCCGCCGTTAAACTGCACGGAGAGGCCCGGAAAAAGCCTGCCCTGCGCTATGTGGCCGACTTCCGATACATCACGCTGCCTGACTTTGCTTACGTCGTAGAGGACGCCAAAGGCCACGAAACCGATGTGGCCCGCATCAAGCGCCACCTCATGAAGTCCGTTCACGGAATAGATGTGAGGCTGTCGTGATGGAACGCCACAAGGACTACGGCGCGCACATGGCGAGCAATCCTCGCTCGTTCTCATCCACGGATGACACTGCACGCGGATTTAGCGCAGAGAATAGTCAATGAGGATCACCACCGGACAGATGGCAGGCATCATCGGGCTGCGCCTTGCGGGCGTTCCCCTGGTGGAGTGCTGCAGGATTGTCGGCGCACCGCAGAAGCGGGCAATCGACATGCTCCCGCTGGAATGGCGCGACCAAATCCGCCAGCGCCCCAAGTGGACTTTCAAGCGGCTGCAGCAGATGCGGAAGGACTACACGAACCCGCACCTGCAGACGTGGCAGGTGGCAATCCGGCATCACACCACGCGCGACGTAGTGCGGAAGCTCGCGGTGCGCGAGGGCTGGCCGCCCAAGAAACTCGGCAGGCCGAAGGGCAGGGGCAAGCGGAAGATCATTGCCATGCTGGTCAATCGCGGCGTTAGCCGGGAGCAGGCGCTTTACAAGACTTTGGAAGCGGCATTGGAGGCGAGGGTATGAGCGTTCGCGCCCTTTCATGGTCTTTTGCCTTACCGTTGCAGGACATGGCCGCCAAGGGCGTTTTGCATGCGCTGGCAGATCATGCGGACGAGGAATGGAAGTGCTGGCCGTCTTTGGCTCGCATCGCCTTGTTCGTAGGTTGCAGCGAGAACACCGCGCGCCGTGCCCTGCAGCGGGTGGAAGCGATGGGGATTATCAGCCGTGAAGCGCGGCCCGGTCAAAGCGACATGTACCGGCTTAATGCGGACTTTGACCCCTCCCAAATTGGTACCCCTACCAAATCGGCACCCCTCCCAACGGAGACGCCACCCCTCCCAAGGTGGGACCCCACCCCTCCCAAATTGGTAGGGGACCCCTCCCACGGTGGGACCCGAACCACCATAGAACCATCAAGAACCAAGAAGTTAACCGTCAAGAGCGCAACGAGGTCCAGTGATGAGCGACTTGGAACAAGGCTCCCGGCAGATTGGCAGCCCGCGCCGACTGAGCGAGATTTTGCCGCCGATCTCAACCTCGATCCCGAAGCCACAGCCAGCACGTTCCGCGACTACTGGGCAGCAATTCCCGGCGCAAAGGGACGCAAGACCGATTGGCCTGCCACATGGCGCAACTGGTGCCGGCGCGATGCAGACAACCGCAGAACGCCAGCCCGAGGTGGCGCGGGTCTTCGGCCTTCCGCCATCCGCGACGAGTCTAGCGCGTTCGCTCGGGCGGCTGATATCCTGGCAGGACGCTAGCATCTACTCGGGCGACGAGTTCGCTGGCGTGTCGATCAAGAACGTGGCCGTGCGGCCGGGTTTTGACCTTGCGGAAGTCCAGCGCCATGCCGTCGCCGTAGAGCGCCTGTGTGA